TATCAGTATAACGGCAAGACCTACAACATTCCCGACGATAAGGTTGCCGTATTCGAGAGCAAGTACCCCGACGCGACAATCCCTTACGAGCTTGGGGAGAAGAAATACAACATCCCCGTATCAAAGAGAGACGTATTCCTGAAGAAGTACCCTGATGCGGTTATCGCCGACACACAGAAGGAAACCGCCACCGTTTCTCCTGCCCCTGAGACGACTGTTTCCAAAACGGAAACAGTCGTTCCGTCGGCCGAGCAGGCTCCGTCCGTTGAGGCTGCCGTCCCCGCCCCGGACGCGGCCAGCGCCGGTGACGCCCGGCAGGCCACCCAGGAGGGGAATGAAGCGCCGTCACCCGAGAACCCCGTAGAGATTCCCGCCGGTGAAAGACTCTCGGAAGCTGATAAGGAGAAGTATCTCGGCACTTCTCTTGAGGAAATGTATGCAGGCGCAGGACAGATCCGACAGGAAGCGCGGCAGGCGGCTAACGACTTCAATCTTTCCGTCGAGAATCCCAAGCTGGCGCGATTTGCCGAGTTGCAGAGGAAGGCCGGCTCCCCGGAGCTTCTTACCGCCGACGAACGCAAGGAAATGACGGAACTGTCCAAGGACAAGGCCGTCAATCCGACCGCACAGCTTGACGAGGCTATCGCCCGCAGGCGTTTTAACGAGACGGACCAGGGTAAGTACGTCGGCATCCTTGAGAAGATGTCCAAGGCTGACAAGAACTCCGACGAATACAAGGAGCTGGAGAAGCAGATGGTGGAAAACCCCTTCTATCAGGAGACGAAGACCGCGCTCGGAACCCAGATTGAGAACGATTTGGAGGCCGTTCGCGAGTCCCTTGGGATGAACGAGACCGTCTACTCCACCTGGCTAAAGATGGTCGCCCGTATGCAGGGAAAGAGCGGTATTCTGCCAGAGAAGGACAACCAGGCCGCTGCCGCCCGTATGCTTGCCAAGGCGGCACAGGTCATCAACGACCCTTCCAAGTACGATAACAAGTCGTTCCTCCAGCGCGTAGGCGGTTTTTCAAAGGAGTTCGGCAAGGAAGTGCTCAGTCCCGCTATGTGGATGGACGCTATGACCTCCATAGAGGATATGAACCCTGTCCGCAACGTGTTCAAGAAGGTGGCCGATTACTACGGGAAAGTGGACGAATCGCTGCTCAAGGGGGACGAGATAGACAATCTGCTCACCGACGATGAGAAGACGCTGCTGAAGGCGTATTTCACGCTATCCGAGGCGCAGGCCGTGCGCCCGGACGTGGCCCGCTATGTCAATGCCGCACGTTCCGGCGCGGAAAGTATGAAGTTCGTTGCCGAAATGGCCCTTACGGGTGGATTCTCAGCCCTTGAGGGCAAACTCGCACAGAAGGCATCCACCAAGATTGCCGAAAAGGCGCTTGGCCGGTGGATTTCCAATAATATCGCGCAGGGCGGCGCAAGGGCTTTAGCCGGGAAGGCGACCCGTTCCGTGATGAAATTGGGCGGGAAGACCCTTATTGCAGGCACCCTTTCCGTTCCCCGTGCCGCGCTCATGCCGTCAACCTGGGGCCGTATGGCACAGGAGGCGGTCACCTTGGACGAGAACGGAAAGGTAAAGAGCCTCGCGAGCTCCGCAGGAAAGGGCTTTGTGGATTCCGCTCAGGAAGTGTTCACGGAGTCCATGGGCGAGGCCCTTTTCGTGGATTTCTTCGGCGATCTGGCCAAGGGAGCCGGTCTTGTTGCGAAAAAGGCGGTCGGAAAGAAGGCCGCAGGGAAAGTTTCGGACACATTCGGAGCCGTGTCCAACTGGCTCCGCACCTCCAGGCCGGCAGAGATTGCCCGGGCCCTTGGGAATACGAAGATTGCCCAGCTCGCGAAAGCCGCTCACTTTGACGGATTCCTGCCGGAAATGGGAGAAGAAGCCCTCGGCGCCGCCATGGATTCCATGCGGCAGGGAAGTGCTGACGCATTGAAGGATTTCTTTGCATGGGACAACCTCCTCATGACTGCGGAATCCTTTGCCCCCATGTATATTCTTGGCGGCGGAGTGGCCGGCGCCCAGCTTGCCTCCAGCCGTATGATGATGAACAGTTCCGAGAAAAAGCTCGGAGCCATGATGCAGAAGTACGGTTATCATCCCGACCAGATAAAATACCTGTTCGACCAGGCGCGCGGTGCATCGGCCGAGGAAATATCCAAGCTCCTTTCCGATGTCGGCGCGAATATAACGAACACCCGCTTCGGGGCGGCCGCCAATGCCGTCATGGATGCGGAGCAGGAGGATATAGTGTACACGTTGCGCGATTATATGCATGACGTGATGAACTACAACCTTCTGGACGCTTCCTATAAGGAGAAGGAGGCCGTCCAGCGGGAGGCTCTTCTGAACCAGATGGAGAGTGAGATAGGCCATTTCTACGGCATCAACGAGGCCGAAAGGCCCGTTGTGCGCACGGCCACTATCCTTGACGAGAATGGTAATACTCAGGATGTCTATGTGCCTAACGGCTTCAAGGCCGACGGGGAAATGGGAATCATACGCAAGGACGGGAGCACCGGGTTTATCAGGATGTCCGATATTTCCCCTTCACTTGACGAAAACGGCCAACCTATTGTGGACGGGAAAGGCCAGGTCGTTCCCGCCATCAACTCTCAAGACCTTGACGCCTACCTCTCCGGCGAGCTGATGGTCCGAGGGGAGCTTGCCGATGCACAGGAGGTAACAGATAGGGTGGACCGGACCAATGCTTCCCTCCGCGATTCAGTAACGGCTCTTGGGGACAGCGTTAAACACAAGGGGCAGTCTGGTCGTATAACGAATTTATCCGACAGTGGTGCGGTCTTTATCAGTGACGACGAGAACGTGGAGAACGAATTCGTGTCCTGGACTGAACTGGCGAAGGAGAACGGCGTTGTTGACGACGTGACCGTTTCTACTCCGGCGGACGATATTGTCAATGGCGGACAGGAGATTGCCAGCGAGGAGACGGCCCGCCGGGAACTTGGCCGGAAGATTAACGATGCGATAAGGAACGACCTCCCCATAACCATTGACATGGACGGAGAGGAGTACACCCTCCGCTATGTAGTCCCTTCCACCATAGACGTTGTTACCGGCCGCGCCAAGGGTATCTTTGTCGGCCAGGACGGTATTCAGTACGGATTTGAATTCGACTACAAGTCCGTTCTTGACCCGCAGTATGCGGAGGAGGAGGCCCCAGAAGTACCTGCGGAGGAGGCCCCTGTTGCTGAGCCGGAACCGGACACGAACGCGACTTTCAACGGGATTCCTCTTGGCGAGGACGGAGAGCCGGTCTATACCGCAGAGGGCGTCACTCCCGAAATGATATACGACTACCTCTACCAAGACGCGGAGGAAGGAGATACCGAGACGCAGGACGAGTTTGTTATTGCCAAGTCCGACGAGGCGAACGAGGCTCTTAAGGACGCAAACGACTTCATCGCTTCCGTTGAGGCCGAAATGGCTGAGGTAAAGAAGATGAAGCCGGAGAAGGGAGAGGGCTGGGAATCCTACCGCAGACGCAAGAAGTCCGCGATGGACGACATTGAGGGCCGGATTGCCGAAGCGAAGAAGGATCTGCCCGAGCTCCAGCGCGTAGCCGGCCTGTGGGGCGAGTTGCGCGAGGTTGCCGAGGATTACGTCTCCGAGAGGGAGGCTAAGGCGAAGAGGGATGCCGAGCGGCAGAAACTCGTTGACAAGTATGGCGTTGATACTTCCAAGTTCGACCTTACCCCGCAGACCGTTGAGGAGGCTGTGGCCGAATACCTTGGGAACAACGAGAGGTTGATTGACCTTGAAGACGCCAAGAAGGAGACCCTTGGTCGCAGCAAGAGCGGACGTGTACCAGAGGAACTGTTCCGTCACCTTGGCAACGGCGGTCTTCTGACGTCAAAAGGTGGTCGCTCTATTGCAGATGTCGCGAACGATATTGTTGGCGAGTATGAGGATACGCTCCCCATTGAGCAGGACCAGGTACGCGACCTCATCATAGACTATCTGACCCGCTATACCAAGACGGAAATGCGGGATATGATATTCAACAACCGCCTGGATGCTGCGCTTTCCGAGCTTGAGCAGCAGAATGGCGCGGGCTCCGAGGCTGAGAGCGCTGAGGAAGAGGCCATCCCCGCCGAGGAGGCGGTAGAGGAAGCACCGGAGGGAACGGAAGTGCCGGAGGCCGAAGTGCCCGAATCCGAACCCGCAGAAGAAGGTGGCGAAACTACTGCTGAAACTCCTGAAAATAAACCGCAAAATGGTAGGAAATCCGGAGGAAAATCCGTAACTTCGCAAGAGGGAGAGAAGCAGGGAGAATCGGAGACGTCGGAGGGTGGCACCTATGGCGGAAGTAACAAAGTTGTTACACGGGAGAGGTACAACGAGCTCCGCGAGAAGATGCTCAAGAAAATCAAGGGGCAGCTGAACGCAGGATTTGACCCCGAGATATTCGCCATGGGCGTCGAAATGGCCGCATATCACATTGAGGCCGGCGCAAGGAAGTTTGCCGATTTTGCCAAGCGGATGATTGAGGACCTTACCGACGCTATCCGTCCTTACTTGAAGGGCATCTACAACGGCGCAAGAGACCTCCCCGGAATGGAGGATTACAAGGCCGAAATGGATTCCGCTGCGGATGTTGAGAAGATTGACATAAATTCTGATTTTAACGAAATAAGCGATGAGCAAGAATCTGATGCTGACGTACGGCAGGAACCCGGAACAGAGTCCGAGCCTGTGGCTGATACTGACGGAGGAGGAAGTGAGGAAGAATCCGACAGTAACGATGACGGATCTGACGATGGAAACTCTTCGGAAGATAGTGGAGAAGGCGGGAATGAAGTGGGAGTATTGGACGGAGGGAATGATTCAGAGTCTGATTCAGGGTCCGACGGGACGGGAGCCGATGGAACTCCTGGACGTGGCGGACGCGGGAGGCGCAAAGCCAATGACGGAACGTCAACTGGAAAAGGCGCTGGACGACGTTCAGGCGCTGGACGAGGAAGTGCTGAATCCGGCGAGGGAGCCGGACGAGACTCCGGTAGGGTAGAAGATACCGAGGCCGAGAAGGAGGCCCGCGCAAAAGCGCAGGAAGATGCTGCGTATCAAGCCGAGAAAGAGCGCATCAAGGACGAGACCGATACCAAGAAACTCAAGTCCTTGAAGGATGATATTAAGGCCAAACTTCAAGACATCACCGACAAATACGACGAAGAAAGAGCCAAACTCAATGGCCAGCTTCGCGCCGTCCTTGAAAAACTTCAAGAACTATTCTCTAATAACGCGAACAAATCGGAATCTCTCGCACAGGAGAAGGTCCCGTATGCCCCCGTGTCCGACCCGGAAGGAACGCACTCTATCGGTAGCGTTGTTCCTTCTGGTGCTGCGGACTACATGCGTGATGCAGTTAAGCGTCTGGAAGCAGAGGTCGGCAAGAGTGTTGCCGAATATGTCAAGGACGAGCTGGGTTACAAAGACCTGGACGAAATGTTCACCAAGGACGGGAAGGATATTGGCCTTTCCGCCGAACAGGTGGATGCCGTCGGCCTTGCTATCCACCAGATGAAGACCGGACGAATTTTTGTCGTTGGCGATATGACTGGCGTGGGTAAGGGCCGCGTTGGCGCAGCTCTTATCCGTTGGGCAAAGAAGCAGGGGAAAAAGGTTGTATTCTGTACTGAACAGCCGAACCTGTTTACCGCCATGTATAACGACATAGCCGACATCGGCGGCCTTGACCGCAAGAGCGCTCCCGACCCGGTGCCGTGGATTATCGGAGCCGGTAAAGAAGCCAACATTACTGACGAAAACGACGGAATCCTTGTCTCCACTCCGAGCGACAACGAGATTAAGTCTCTGTATTCCAGCGGTAAGGACGAGCTCCCCGTGTGTCCTGGTGGAAGAAATCGCGGAAACATCAAGGGCCGTCAGTATGACTTCGTTATGACGACCTACTCCCAGCTCCAGGCAACCGAGGAGGAGGAAGAAGGTGATAGCGAGAAAGTCAAGAAGAAGAATGAGCGTAACGCCAAGGGGCGCCAGCGCCTTGACTGGCTGAAAAAGTATGCCACAGACGCCATCGTCATTATGGATGAGAGCCATACCGCTGCCGGGCAGGGTTCTACCCGTGGCGAGAACGCCAAGAAGCTGGTAGAGGTGGCGCAGGGCGTAACCTTTATGTCTGCAACCTTTGCCAAGACTCCGCAGGCAATGGGTCTTTATGCCATCCGTTCTTCCATGAACGACGCCATGATTACCCGCGATCAGCTGATTGCCGCCATTGACCGCTACGGTATCCCGATGCAGGAGATACTTGCCGCCGCACTGTTCAAGACGGGAGAAATGGTGCGCCGCGAGCGCGACTTTGAGGGCGTGAAAACCAATTGGATGGCTCCGGAAGAGTCCTATTCCGAGGAAGAGATTGAAACCACGCGCGCACTTTCCGATAAGACCGTGGACGTAATCAATGCAATCATTGACTTCCAGCGTCGCTATGTAGAGCCGGTTATTGACAAACTGAACAAGGACAAGAAGGCACAGAACGAAGCAAAAATTGCCAGTGGTGCTCCTGACATCTACATTGAGGAATACGCATCGACTCCTTATTCTGGACAGGTATCCAACGTGATTGGCATGATGCTCTTTGCCCTGAAAGCAAAGAAGGCTGCGGAAATCGCTATCGGGCAGATAAAGAAAGGTGAAAAGCCCGTGATCGCGGTGGATAACACGCTTGGCGCATACGTTGATGAGATTGAGGGCAACATTGATTCCGCCGACTTCGGTGCAGTTCTGATGAAGGGCCTGGCATTTGCCATGAAGTACCAGCTTACTACGCACCACATGAAGCTCACTCAACTGCCAAACGGATTATCCATCTATAAGAAAGTTCCGGGAGACAGGCAGGTAGAGAAGTTTGAGTCCATAGAGGAGCTTCTTGGCGAGCAGGCTATTGAGGCTATGGAGGCGCTTGCAGACAAGATAACGGAGTACGGGAAGGAGACCCTTTCAATGGACCTTCCGCTGAGCCCGATAGACTATATCAAGAAGAAGATTGAGGAGGCTGGTTATCGGTGCGGAGAAATCACCAAGAGACAAAACGCGCTTGTACAGAATCCTGACGGGACATGGAGAAAGGAAGCGATCAAACATAACAAGAAGGACGTCATCAAACGTTTCAACGGCGGCAGCGCAGCCAACCCTCTACCAAAGGAGGAAACTTATGACTGCGTAGTGATGAACCGTTCTGGCGCCACGGGAAACTCCATGCACGCGAGCCGTCGGTTCGGAGACCAGCGCCCCCGTAAGATGATTATCCTCCAGGCCGCTAAAGACCCGAATAACGAGGTGCAGATTCGTGGCCGTATTGACCGTACCGGCCAGGTACATCGTGGAGAATACTTCTATGTTATAAGCCCTATCCCGGCTGAGAAGAAGATTACCATGATGCTTAAGCAGAAGCTCGCATCTTTGGACGCCAACTCCGTCGGCTCTGAAAGGGTCGCGTCCAACAAGGTAGAAGCCGAGGACATGGATAACAAGTACGGAGACGAGGTGGCGCGCGACTTCCTGGTTGACCATGAGGAAATCCACTTCCAGATGGATCCGGCCAAACAGATGAAACGAGACCGCAAGACCGGAGAGTATAAGGGACGCCCCGGACTGCTCTACGACCTACTGCTCTCCATGCAGCGCATGACCGTTGCCGATCAGGAAACAATCCTTACTGAACTGGAAGAAGCATACGCACAAAAGATTGAATACCTCAACCAGAACGGCATCAATGACCTTGCGACCACAACGATGAATCTGGAGGCGGAAACGCTTGACAGCGCCATCATGATTAAGGGTAAGGATAATGAGGCCCTGTCCGAGTTTGCCCATGATACCACCATTGAGCGCGTTGAGGTGAACGTTCTGCGCAAGCCACTGCGTTCCGAGGATATTCACAAGAAGTCCAAGGAGCTCGGTGTTGACGAGAAGCACACCAAAAAGAATAGCCAAGGAGAGGAGGAAGATGTATCCTACGGCGAGTTTATCCAGCAGAAGGCCCGTGACGCCGTTGAGGAGTTGAAGAAGGAGAAGGAAGCCAAGCAGAAGGAGTCCGAGAAAAAGATGGAGGATGACCTTCGAGCACAAACTCCCAAGCCGGATGGGATGACCGATGAACAGTATGAGCAGCTGATTCAGAACGACCCGAAGCTGGTCGGGCTGAAGCTTCGTAATGCCAACGAGTATGCGCGTTACGAGGCACAGCTACAGGAGCAGTTGCGTAACACGGCGTATGCGACAAAGGGCTTACATCCCGGATGGCCCTACAAGATCCCTCTGAACGAATCCGAGCAGGCTGAATCCCGTTACGGTCGGTTCATGGGCTTCAAGTTTGGGAAGGACGGACGACCCAAGAGCATTGAGGCGGTATTCGCCACAAGGGATAGCCGAGCCATGGTTTCCCTTCCCGTTGTGAACCTGCACAAAATTCTTGAGACTGTCATCCAGACGGGCGGCGGGTTCTATGACATGTTCGGTAAGACTAAATCTGATTACGGGACGGAAGATGCCCGTATGGCCGCTTATGACAAGTGGTGGGACAAGATGACGCCATCCAACACCAGCCGTTCTATCCGCTACATGATTACCGGGAATATCCTTCAGGCTGCTGGTGTCCTCTTTGCCTACCGTGGTACTATTACCACCTTCACGCGCAAGGATGCGGAGACGGGAGAGATAAGCGTTGACAAGGGTCTGTTACTCGCCGAGGACTTTGACCCGGAGAACTTCATGGTACGTACGGCCGTGACCAAGGCGGACGTCTGGGAAAACCCCGGAGAGTTTAAGGATGAGATTACGAATATCTCTGCCTATCGTGACGGGAACGAGCTTATTGTCAAGTTCAGCAAGCGCGGGAAAGAGAAACTAATCAATCATCCCGTAATGTCGGATGATGATTTCAAGGCGCTTTGCGAAGGCGAGCTTGATATGCAGACGGATAAACTCGTCGCGAGAGTGTCAGAGAAGAACGCCGAGGCGGCATTGGATTATCTTTATCGCAATTATGGCTTCACGCAGGGGCACCTGCTTGTCATGCCGGACAGTACAGACAAGCCCGACCGCATCGTCTATACCGACAAGCCGTTCAAGGACGTAATCGAACTGCTCAAGCCAAAGTATAGAGCCTATGGTTCATCGGACACGCAGCGGAAGATTGACGAGGCGCTGAAAGAATACCGTATGGACATTACTAACGAAGACCTGAAGACAAAGATTCGTGAACTTGTCCAGCTCCGCCAGGCGTATCTCCGCGAGGACTATGCTGGTCTTGACGATTCCGACCTCGCATGGAATGTTATCATCAAGGAGCAAGAGATTGAGAAATACGAGCGCCCCGTTCCCAACGAGAGCCCCGAACAGGCACTTGATAGGAGAAAGAAGCGTGACGATGCCCGTAATCTCATGGAGGCCTACAAAGAGGAGCTGTACTCCCGTGGATTTAAGAAGGGCACACTCAAGCACTTCAAGCAGGGAAAGACGGACCTTGGTACGATAGAGAAGACGTTTAATGAATTCAACAAAGACCCGGAGAACGCCAAGCTCGCCAAGAAGGTCTTCGGAATCATGAAGAAGCTGAATGTGAACATCTTCCTCAATGAGAAGACGGGGAACGATACTGGCGGCTATACTGCTGGAGACATGCTTGCCTATAACTGGCGCTTCATGAACGAGGACTGGATTCCCGACCAGCTTAAGGCCAACACCATTCTGCACGAAATGTTGCATACATTGACCGTGTATGCAATCCGCGCCGTGGAGAATGGTCAGGACCATGTTATCCCTGGTCTCGTAGATGCGGCCAATCAGGCCAAAGCACTATACAATGCGATTTATCGCAATAAGGCATTCAGGCATCAGATCGGAGAAAGTTCCTGGAATTATTATACCGACTACGGCGCCGCGAAGAACGCCAAGGAAATGCTTGCGGAGACTGGTTCAAGCCAGAGCTTCCGCGAGGACCTTGCGAAAGTAAAGGTTTTGATTCAGACCTCTTTCGGCCAAATCAGTTTCAGCGACGTGACTGATGCTTCGTCCACTCCGGGCGGCACGGTCATGACCGCCCTGGATGCGGCCACGGATATTCTTACGCGCCTGCTTGACGGATTCAACGCGGAAGCGTATCGAAAGATGTGGGCCGGCACCGGATATGGAGAAATGGCCTATCAGCAGAATGAGCGTTATCGCCGTGGTCGGGCTGTCGCGGAAAATCTTCGCGAGCCCATCGTCCGAGCGAGGGCCATAGCTGATGCCGTGAATCTTGCAAAATCTCTTGGCGTCAATTTCAAGGAGGACTCTACTTTGGACGAGAAGGGCGTGTTCGACCCTAAGACCGGGCAGATTCGCATCAACATTGACCGCCACGACAGTTCTGCCGACTTGCAGGCCACTGTCATCCACGAGGCCGTTGGTCACTACGGCCTGCGCAAATTGCTCGGCAAGGAGTTCGGAGCACAGATGAAGGAGATCTACGACAACGCAGCCCCTTCCCTCAAGGCGGAGATTGACCGCATTGCCAAAGAGGAAGGGTATGACACCATTGGCGCTGTTGAGGAATACCTCTCCAAGCTCGCCGAGGATGGTCGCTTCACCCCTGCCGAGGAATCCTTCTGGCAGCGGGTATGGTATGCGGTTCAGCAGATGCTACGCAAGTTCGGATGGGGCGGATACTTGACGGACGCAGACATGCGCGCCCTGCTCTACGCATCCCAGCGCAACCTGCAAACCCGTGGGGCCGTTGCCCAGGCGCATCATATTTCGGTGTACAATGCCCTGCGGAAGCAGGCAGACCTCTCCCACCTTGAATCCGATAACGAGGGACCGGAAGACGATGGGCCTGGAGGTGGTAGCCGCAGACCGTATAAGGGAAATTCCATTTCTCAAAGTGAAGAAAATAATGTACCTTTGCAATGGCAGGACAATGAACTGCCGGCCAACGACTTTTACGATGCAAGAGGAGAACGGCACGAAGGTTTGAATACGCTATTGCGTAAAGCCCAGGAAGAACTTGAATCTTTAGACAAAGAATCAGATGCAGCCAATCAGATTGTTCAGAGAATCGCAGCTATCCAGCAGGAGCTATCAGCACGGAGCGCGAAACAGCAAGAGTGGAAAGAAAAGTACCACATCAGCGACGACGGGCGAATCTCGTTGGAGGATTTGTCGGCTATGTACAAAGATTACAATGCCGATGAAGACCTTGCTGAACTCTTTGAAAAAGTAAAGTCAGTAGCCAAGCAGATAGGGCTTGACATTAAGTTTAAGGATACTCTTGACAACTCCGGTGTATCAGAATACAACGGAAGAATTAGTTTCCACCTTGACTTCCTGACAGCGAGCGGCACTCCTGATTTTGGTGTGTCTGCCACCATTCTGCATGAACTTATCCATTCTGTAACACAGAGCACGACGTATGCTTATAGGAAAGGCTGGAAACTGGCCGATTCGCTCACGAAATCCCAGAAAAAAGCCGTACAAGAACTGAACGCAGTTTTTGACGAACTCTTTGAGCAAACGTTATGGGAGGAAGTTCCCTATTGGGCCGAACAAGGACTTCAAGACGAGGACGAAATGCTGGCCGAATTGGCCAATCCTTCCTTCCGTTTATTCTTAAAGGATGTCCCCACACGTAATGGAAATAAGAATTTCCTGCAAAGAATCATAGAGGCCATCAAGAAGTTATTCGGATTTGGCGCGAATAACATGTTCGACAAAGCCGAAAGGGCTCTTGACAGGATGCTCAACAATTTCAGCATGGATACGTTTGAGACCGTTCGTCAGTCAATAGATGATATTGATTGGGGCTCTTACGCTGATGATTCCGGCCTGACGGACGAGGGCCTTAACGAGCTTCCGGAAGAAGTAAGGCAGGAAGCGATAGATAACCAGACACGGGAGCTCTACCGCCGTTCCAGAAATAGGAATACGGCTGGCACGGCCGCGCAGGTTTACAATACGGGCGTTCGCACCGTTGGAAGCGCAATCTACGAAGTTACCGTGGACGAGCTCGCTCCGGTTGACAAGCTCACGGAGGCCATAGCGGACGAATCCGGCAAACCTCTTGGAGACAGCGAGCGGGTGAGTGACGCAATAAGGGAGGTTGGCGGTAAGGCCATGCACGCGATCCGCGAGTATAACAACAAGTTCCTCCAGCCAATGTGGTCAGCGGTTGGCCAGTTTCGTAAGGAGGCCGGCATTTCCATGGCCGAGACCGAACGATACATCGGTCTTAAATCCGGACTTGAGCGTAACGTCGTTCTTGCGGCACGTGATGCAAGGAAGGACTATGAGGCCCAATATACTGCCGTCGCAGATAAAGCCAATGCGGACATCCGTAAGATTAACGTCAAAGAACAGAAAGAACTTGACAAGCTCCAGAAACAACTTGACGAAGGAAAGATTAGCGACGTCACCTTTGCAAACGAGACAACAAGGGTGAAGATGGAGGCGGCAGCAGAACGCAAGTCCAAGCAGGACGAGATTGATGCCGCCAAGTCCATATATGACGCACACGTAAAAGACATCGAGCTTGGGACGGATCCTCTGTTCCTCGATTATCGTAAGAAGGATTATTCCGCGATAACCACTTGGGCCGGTACGGATGATTTGGAGCAGGCAGAAACCGATGCGGCAGATTATGTGGCCGACTTGGAATCCCGCGTCGGAAAACCAGTTGTTGACGAAATGTGGAATCGCATCAATGCCGCCACAAAGGAAACACTGAGATTTCAGTATGAACACGACATGCTTACCCGTCAGCAGTATAATGATGTGGCGAAGATGATGAAGTTCTACGTTCCGATGCGTGGCTTTGAAGAAGATACGGCAGAAGACCTGTTCAACTACTACGTAACCTCGCAGGGGAATGCTTTCCAGCCAACCTTGCAGAGCGCACGTGGGCGTAAGACCTTATATGAGGGACCTCTCGGATACATCGGTGCGATGCACAGCTCGGCAGTGGCGCAGGGTGTGAAGAACCAGGCCAAGCTCTCACTGCTGAACGTTGTGCGTAATCGCAAGAACAACACACTTGCGACTGTCACCCGAGCATGGTTTGTAAAGACTAATCAGAAGGACGTGAACGGGAAGCCCATCTACGAGGTGGCATACCCGCAGATCCCCGAAGGGGCCGACTTCGCGACACGCCAGGCTATCATCGAGCAGTTTGAGAAGGACATGCACGACCTGTACGTGAAGGGAGACGCATATAACTCCCACAGGGAGGTTGACCTTCACGGCGGTGTTGTCGCTTTTGAGAAGGAGAGCCACAAGAACGAACATGTTGTAAAGGTGCGCGAGGGCGGACGTGAGTACGGAATCATTATCAATGGGAACCCGGCTGCGGCACAGGCCATCAACGGAGTGAAGCGCGGCCACGGCGCCGGAGAGAAACTGCTGGACATTCTACGTGCGTGGACTCGGTTCCTTTCGCAGATGTTTACCACTTTCTCAGTTCCGTTCTGGGTTTCCAACTTCCAGCGAGACTGGGGGCAGGGTGCGACCAACGCCTATATCCGCAACAAGAAAGACTATATTGGCCGATATATCATCAACCGGTGGAAGGCGTATAAGGTATTCCCCATGATTATCGGGAAGGATTCGCTGGAAAAGGCAATTGCCAATGGCGATCCGGTGGCCGTGCTTTATCAGCAGTATTTGGAGAACGGTGGCCCTATGGGACAGAACCGTATTGAAGACAACGAATACTTCGAGCGGCAGATGAAGCGCTATCTTGACAACTCCGCCAAGCAAGGTGTTATTGGCGCAGCTAAGGCCGTCCTTGACGTAATCGGAGGTGTCGGTGAGTCAATTGAAACCATAACCCGCTTCGCGACGTTCATGACGTCAATGGAGTCAGGTCGTTCCATTCACGAAAGCATTTCCGATGCGAAGGAGATTTCCACCAACTTCGCCAGGAAGGGAAGCGGACGCTCATTCTCGCGCAATGAGCTTGACCGCATGACGCATAGAGACGGGACAAAACTCAACCGCACGGAGAAGGCTTTCGTTAATGCCGTTTCAATCGGTGTTGAGATATGCCGTGCAACGATTCCCTTCTTCAATGCGGCCGTTCAGGGCCTTGAAAATAAGGTTACGAACTACCGTAACCATACGATGAAGACCCTGCTTGCAGACAGTATTTACTATATGCTCGGATTGGGCATGCACCTTCTTTTTGGTTCCGCCGGCGGCGATGACGACAAGGAGAAGTATTCGCATACGTCCGACTATCTTCGCCGAAACAACCTTCTTCTCGCTCTCGGTGGAGGGCTGTATGCGAAGTGGGCGCTTGCGCAGGAGTACCGCGTTATGTTCGCCCTGGGCGACATTACGGCAAGTGCCATCACCCAGGAACGCCCGATTGATGACGTGGCCGCCGATATGTTTGGTTCTCTGATGCAACTCTCGCCGATTGGTGCGGTTACTGACGAGGTGGTATTCAGCTCGGAAAACAAGAAGCGTGCTGCGGAAACCCTGTTGACCAATCTCGCTCCTGGCGTTATTGCCCCCGTGCTGGAATCTATCTTTAACAGAGACTTCAAGGGCGCCCGCCTTTACAATGAGGGATTCAACGAGAACCTTCGTGCCTACCCGGGCTGGACTAAAGCACTCCCCACTACTGGGAAGGAATACGTTGAGGCTGCGAAGTTCCTCAACAACATTACCGGCGGTAATGATGTAGAGCGTGGCTTGATTGACCTTAACCCGGCCATTGTGGAGCATCTTGTTGAATCTTACTTCTCCGGTCCATACCAGATAGTAGTCCGAGCACCGGAGGCTATTGGAAAGGCAATCAAGGGAGAAGCGAAGGTTAGAGATATTCCTTTGTTAAATAGAATTATTCTAAATACGAATGACAACCAGCGCGACGCCTACTACTCCAACATGTACTATTACTTCAAGGAAAAAGAGACTGAGGCATCCAGGATCTTCTCCGAGTACAAACAGAGGGGCGGGAAGGAACTTGAGGACTTTGTTAACCGAAAGGATTACCGTTACATGCTTGTCTTCAAACAGTACGAAAATGAGGAGAAGGCCATCCGGAAAGGAGGCAAGCGGGCCGATCTGGAAGGGGACAAGGAGGCGAAGGAACTTGCCGACAGGCAGATTCAGGACATCCACGAAGAGATTGCCCGTCGTTGTCTTGACATTTATTTTGACCGCGAGGGGGTCAAATAGCAACCACTGAATTATAACTTTTATTGTTTATTTGCAAGTAATGAAACTGCATCAGCGACATAACGTTGACCCGTACAAAGAGGAGCTGGATAGCGTCAAGTTCCGCGAATCGCAACTTGGTGAGGACAAGGTGGACAAAGACCTTGTGGTCCGTTGTCAGAACCTTTACGCAAACCTCGATTACTTTCGCCGAGCACGTGCGAAAGTTCTACGTTTTGCGTATGGCGACCATTATGACAGCAAGATTCTCATCAAGGGCAAATGGATGCACCAGCGCGACTATCTTGCCGCTACCGGAGGGATGGCTATCCAGATTAACCAGGTCAAGAAGGTGATAAACACAATTGCCGGCTTATGGACTACGGAGAAGAACGCTCCCACCGTCACTTCGCTTGATACAGACATGAAGGATTACGGAACCGGCATGACCGAGGTCGTCCGTGCCAACTGGCGCAAGAACGCCGTCAACGTCCTTAGTGGGGAGTGGTTGAACGAAGCTGACATCGGCGGGCTCGCCGTTGCGAAGGAGGAGTTCAGCGACTACCTTGGCGGGAAGAAGGATGCGGTCTCGAAGGTGGTCAATCCGAACATGTTCTTTTTTGATAGCGGGATGCAGGATAGCCGGTTTGGCGATTTGACACTGATTGGCCAACTTCACGACATGGCCTTCAACGACTTCTGCTCAACCTTTGCGCAGAAGCCATCCGACTTTGCCAAGTTCCGTGAGTGGTACGCAAGCGACAGCAATCCGAACCTCCAGCCTGATGCGGTGGACATTTCAAATCTGCACAAGGAGGACGATATGGTCTTTGACCGCCCGTGCCAGCGCGGTTACTGCCGGGTGATTGAGGTATGGACGCGCGAACGACGCCCGCGGTATCATGTGCTTGATACGAATTCGCCAGACCCCCCGTATGACATCAACGCGGACGATACGCAGATGATTGAACAAATCAACCGGACTAATAAGGAGCGACAGGATGAGGCTCGAAGTCTTGGTTGGAAAGAGGAGGACGTCCCCTTGATTGAGTACAAGCCTTATTGGTTCATTGATACATATTGGTATTGCCGATTCCTTACGCCGGACGGACATGTAATCTGGGAAGGGGAGTCCACCCTGCCTAATCGCTCTCACCCCTATACGGTTATGGCCGTTCCGTTTACGAACGGGCGCATTGTTGGTCACGCCAGCGACGCGGTGGATCTCAATATCGCCATGGAGCGTGCGCTCGTGGTGGATGACATGGTGAAGCGCGCCGGTGCAAAGGGTGTCATGATGGTTCCGGAGGACATTGTGCCGGACTGGATGGACTGGGATGAATTTGCAGAGCAGGCCACGTCCATCAACGGCATAGTGTATTTCAAGCCGAAGCCACATGGACAAAAGCCGGAAATGATTTATAGCCACTCATCCTCCGTGGACGCAACCAACATGGTTGGATTACTCTCTCGCCTTCTGGACGAAGGAGTTAACATGACAGGCGCCATCCAGGGACAGGCTCCGACGGCCGGCACTTCCGCTGCGCTGTATGCCCAGCAGAAGCAGAACGCCGCCGTTCCTCTCGCCCCGCTACTTGAGCGATTCCGGGTGTTCATGGACGACGTGGCCATGAAGAAATTGCAGTTCATCCAGGAAAACTATACGATTCGGGACTATGCAGAGATAGTGTCTTCTGATGAGCTCTTGCAGGCCATGAACTTGAACCTTGCCGCTATTGGAGACTTACGCTACAAGGTGGCCATGGGGCCCGGTGTTGACACTCCGCAGTACCGAGACGAGCTGCGTGAAGACCTCATGATGCTGGTTCAGTCCGGTTCTCTCACTACGTTGGATTACGTTCAGATGATGAACCGGCCGTATATGTCAGAAATTGAAAAACGCATCCAGCGCCACATGGAGGAAATGGCCGTGGCGCAAGCGGTCGGGAAAGAGGACAAGAATCCCTCATAATGGTTTATTTGTGTTTTGGTTAGTTGTTGAAAAAGGCTCGCTGTGAAGCAAGCCTTTTTCGTTTATTCGTCCAGCAGATTGGCCCTGCGCAACCCCTCCCGAAGAAACGCCAGCCTTCTAATCTCCTTTTCTTTTGCGGATAGGCCATTGTTCTCAGCACGGTCGGGGGTGAAATACCATGCACCCTCGCGCAGCGTCTTCATATTGTAATCCTGTGACCAATACTTCATGTCAACGCCGAAATAGAATCCCTGCGCCCAATGTTTGAGCGCGCGGAATCCGTTACGGCTGATTGGGCGCAGGACGCGCTTGCCGCTCCCGTCCGGCCAGTCGATAAGATAGTATGCGGCCCTCTTGTTCTCGTGCATCTTGTCGCACGCCTCAACGCCTTTTCTGTACATACGCCGATAGTACATGGTAACAAGTTTTGCGGCGAACCTTCTAAAAAACTTTTTCATTATAGTATAGCAACTGAATTTGGATCTTTTCTTTGTTGTCTTCGTTCTCCCTTCGGGATAATCCAATGCGGGGTCTCCATTTCCCGGAAGCATATCCACAGTCCAATGGCGTTGGCCATCAGCACGTCATCGTGATTCCCCTCTCCCGGCGGCGCGCTGAACTGCCCCTTTTCGTTCTTCTCGTAAAGGGCCATTTCCTCTACACAGATTGTATCATGTTCTATCCATGTATGCTCACGCACGCACTCTACCAGGTTTCCGATGATGGATGCCTTGTTTCCGACATTGGTATGGAAGCCCCATTGGCGCGGCCTTCCCTGCCTGATGGATACGGCCGATCCGGCACGTGCGTACAGATTCTCATACAGCCCGCCGATAACGTCAAGGATATATGCGCTCATATCCCCGTCCGTGTCCCTCTCCGGGTCTTTCGTTTCAAGGGTGTTCGATTCAATCACAAGCAGCGCGTTGTTGTACCACTTGGCCACGCGCATGGAATCGTACGCCAGAAGGTCGTAGTCCGTGTGGTAGCGAACCTGCGCCACCACCTCCGGCTTCCCGCCGAACATCATTGCGCCACGGTCGAACACGCGGATAACAGACCAGTCGGACGTCTGATTACGTCCGCCGACGTCCACCACCACAAGATAACGGTCCGAAATATCCTGCTGCTTGTCCGGCCTTCTCCATATCTTCATGTCTCCGTTTTCCGACGGGATAAAGCGTATGTTCTTCATCACGCCGGCCCCCTTCGCTCCGTCGGAGCTGAGGATACCGCGTTCCAGCGGCTCCTTGCAGTCGGCCCTTACGCGGTCAAGGTGGTACACGTCGAAGACTTTTGAGCCGGAGAAGGTAAAAGCCTCAATATCATCGGACGGGGCTTCCGAAGCCATATCCGCATGGTCTGCGAACTCCAGGTGCTTGAAGCGATACCAGTTGATTCCTTCGAGGGTCGCGCCGAGCTCCCACAGTCTCCAGAAGTATTTCCCCGGCTGGGTGTTGCCTTCGTAGCTCTCCTCAAAACGGTTGTGCCACAGCCAATAGGCGAATTCCTCTTCCGTGCAGTGCGCTATCGGAAGCGTGTCGTGCGGGATGTAGTACCAAGGTATGAACACCGGGGTGAAGTTGGAAACGCCCGCCTTGGCGGATAGCCAGCATCTGTGGAAGTAGTTGCCTGCACCCTTTGGCGTTGACTCAAAGACCTGCATCGTGTACGGCCTGGGAAGCACACCGCCGGTAAGGGATTTCACCAGGTCTTCCGCCCTCGCTTTCGGAGAATCGGGCCATACCGCCACCTCCGAGAAATGCACGCCGGAGCCAGGGAGACCACGGAGGTTATCCGGCTCCTGTGCCGAACCGATACGGATTCGGTTATTGCGGACTTGTTTGTTGTTGTCCGTGTCGCGGAATATGTATTCGGAGGTCTTCGGGATAAGAGACATTTTCAGCTGTCCCTTTACGCCGAGTGATTTTGCGTTATAGTGCAGGAACGCGGTGTTCAGCATGCGCGTGATGGACACAGCCGTGCCGTTCACCTGCGCGCATACGGAGAACGAGTGAGAAGGCTTCCATTTGAGCGCGATCCATGACTGCTTGAAGATAGAATACGTTGAGCCTCCCCATTGACGCGCCTTACATATAATTATATTGATGGGCATGTTGGCCTTCCGAAGTTTCTCCACCTCCTCGTCCACGCGGATTTGGGCGTAGTTCAGCTTGAACGGAATCAAGCCGGTAAGCTCTTTGTCGTCTATGAGTATCTGTGTGTAAGCCCAATACTGGAAGTCATACTGTTCACGGAGGTCGGCTACCTGCTCCATGACCGCACCGATGGTCGGCGGTTTCTTCTTCCACGGGTGCCTATTGATGAACTCCTTTACGGAGCCGGCCTTCTTCAGCTCTTGGATGAGCGGGATATCCATCATTTCGACTGGGATGAACTGAACCGGGAGCGGCTTAATTTTCCCGTGCATGACATAATGGTAGTCGTCAAGCTTGAGTCTCACGCGCTCTCCAACGATTCCGTCACCCGTGCCCGTTACCGGGTCGTGTTCCGCTTTCAGCTTTTTTAGCCGCCGCTTGTTCTCGTTGACTATTTTACTTACTTCCCGCTGCTCTTCTCGTGTCATTGTCAAGCTTTTTATAGAATCGTATGGAGGCGGCTATGCCGATGCCATAGACGTAGGCGACCAGGTGCGTCGTGGCGGAAACCATGGGGAGGAACAACATAGCTATCATTGAGCCGAAGAATACCATCGCACTCGACGATTTCCACCAGGGGTTCTTGAATGACGGCGTGCGTAAACCGGCCATGGCAAAGAGTATGTTTGAGAAGCCGATAACCGGCCTTAACGCGAAACAGTAAGACAGTGAGCCGATAACAAAGGCGACAGGAAGCATCCATTTTTCCGGCCTGGTCTTTTCGTCAAGAACGCTCCATATGGCAATTGCGTTAACCGTAAAGTGGAATACGTTCGCATGAAAGAAATGATGGACAATATGCGCCGGGAACTCCATTGTAAAAAGGAGCTCCGGCTTCGGGACGAAATAGCACACTGCCAGAATCAGCACAATGATATGTCTTACATACCTTACCATCGCATCACCTCCTCTCTTTGACGTTTGCGTTGTTTCAGGATTATTTGTTTCGCTGTGTTGTGGCAGATATAGAATTCGGGGGCAGGCTGATTGACAATCTCCTCGCAAATGGTCGGCAGGCCATATTTCTCCACTTCTTCCGGGTTTACCTCCATATATTTCTCAAGCCGTGCGCGCAGTTCCTCAAACTTTCGGATTTTGTCAGGATTTTTCAGTCCGGTAGGTTCCCCTCTCAGCATTTTGGCAACAACCTTTGCGCAATTCTGTGCCGAGGTAAAGAAGTGCGGGGCCGGACTTTTCCTCGCCATATCAATCGCCTCAAACTGAGTTTCACATTCTCCGGAACGAAGGACGGATAGGTAAGACGCGAACAGCGCCCGGCTCATTTCTACTCGAAAAGCGTATGCGATCTGGCCCATAATTGACAACCTGCTTTATTCAAAATTATAGTTTTTTACGGGCGAGGTCAAATAGCGCACATGTTTGATATAACAATATGTTATTTTCGCGATAGAGATTAAAATCTAAAAATAACTAAATGGCTGATAATCAAAAAGAAAGGAAGAATCGCGCAAGGTTAATTGAGCGATACAAGAGCCGTCAGCCGGACCGAGACTGGGATGACGAAAACGGCTCTGAGGACCTTGCGGGATTTGCTGCTGACGAGTTGGAGCGATTTGACGCAGACAACAAGAAGCTCAGCGAACTCTATGCCAAGGATGTGCGCTTTGCCGGATTGATGAATCACGTTGCTGGTGGAGGCGCCATGGAAGATTACCTATTGGAACATTACGGGACCGAGCTCCGGGACATCCTGGACAGCGAGGACGGAAAGACCAAGCTGGCCGAACGCCGAAAGAAGGAGACCGAAGACGCCGAGCGGCGCAAGAAGGATGACGAGGAGTTTGATGCGAACACTCCTGTTTCCGAGAAGAACTTCGAGGCCATCAAGGAGAAGTACGGATTGACGGACGAGCAGCTTGCTGAGATTTACAGCGGTCTGCGCAAGGTCTCCCGCGATGTTGCGTATAACAAGTATGATTCCGACGTGCTTGAGCGTTACATCAAGGGTGGCAAGTACGACGCGGACGTTGCGAGCGCGCGAGAAGAAGGCCATATCGCCGGTAAGAACCAGCGCGTGCGTCATGAACTGCGCGAGAGCGGAAAGAAGGCCGGCGAAATGCCGAATCCCGAAGGCTCCGGTGGAATCGTACGCGAGGCGAAGTCCCGCGCCAAGAGAGGAACAACCATTTTCGGCACGACGGTAACGTCGGCTTCCGGTGACGGGGGTAGCTCGTCCGGAGGTGCCGGTGGTGGAGAATAAAATAAGAACATTTTTCAAACCATTCTTATACAATGAGCAAACTATTCAACCTTTGCAGCGTCCTGTTGGGCGCACTGGCCTGCCTGCTGGGTGCAGACGGCTCCTTCATGATGGCCGCTACTCTGGCCGACAATACCCCTCCGCCCGCATTCGCAAGTGGGCAGGAAGCTCCTACTCCCGACCCTGACGACCGTGGTATCAACACCCGTCTTGACGGCCAGGGCGCCGCTGAGACGACCGCTACCGAACTGGAATTCACCGCCGATGAGATTGACCGCTCCATCGCGCTGTTCCGACCCTTCACCAACCCGCTGGAACACGACATCGCCCTGATGGCCAAGCAGCAGCAGGTGAACGGCCGTGAGGTTCAGCACTATCGTAGTGGCACCAAGATTTTCACCGTGACCACTCAGAGTGCCCTCACCTCCTCTTTTGATGGCGAGTTCCTTGTGTTCGAGATTGAATATGGTGTGGGGAAGGCCCTTTCCACCAAGGCGGACCTTCGCTTACTGAATCCGGACCGTGCCGTGCATGCCCCTCTGTTTAACGTTGTCGTAGGCGGCAAGAACTACGGTTCCCTTTCCCTTCACGTTCTGGACAATGACGGTTCCAAAGCTACCGCAATCTTGGTCAACCAGGTGGAAAATCCCAGTATCTCCACCACTGTGACCATTCCTGCCGGCACTCGCCTTGTCATCGGCACCAACGTCGGAC